GGGAAGCGCGATTCTGAAACGCTCGCTGACGCTTAGCCTGACCAATCCCAAAGCCATTCTTTTCTATGTCTCTTTTTTCGTGCAGTTCATCGACGTTAACGCGACAACACCCGGACTGGCGTTCTTTATCCTCGCGCTGACGCTGGAAGTGATTAGCTTTATGTATATGAGCTTCCTGATCCTGTCCGGCTCGTTCGTGACGCGCTACGTGAAGACCAGAAAGAAACTGGCAAAAATCGGCAACAGTCTGATTGGTCTGGTGTTTGTCGGCTTTGCTGCGCGCCTGGCAACCCTGCAATCGTAAACCGCTGGCCGGTAGTGATTCCGGCCTGATAGCTTTATCCTCTGGCTTGTAACAAAAACCCTTCAATTTTTATTGCATTGATGTTACATATACAGCCGATTATCGGTCAGAGAAAAGGGAACCCGGATGATTCTGCAAAAGCTCATCAGCAACAAAAACAGCAAGAAATTCTTCTTGTCGATAGGGATTGTGTTTGCCATCGCGCTTACCGTGGTGGGCCGCGCAACGTTTGGCGGGGTCGTTAGCGAATACAATATGCCGTACTCCGAATGGAGCACATCGATGTTTTTCCTGCAGGGGGCGATGGTGACCGTGTACAGCATCGTGTTCACGCTGCTGTTTTCCATTCCGCTGGGCTTCTTCTTTTTAGGTTCTGACCGTCAGGACTAAGGCTATGGGGCGAACGCGCGTTCGCCCTGCTTAACCCTTTCGTCACCAGCCGCGGCCGTCATAATGATGATGGTGGTGCCTGTGGTGATAGCCGTCGTCAACAATACATCCCGATAACAGCGTGCATAGCGCAAGAATCAACGATAACACGATCGGTTTTTTCATTTCTCACTTCTCCGTTGTCCACCGTCCGCGGGCAAAGAGCGTGCGGAGTCGGCTGATGAAGTGAGTGTATAGCGTTAACTTATTGAGTGGATAGGATAACTCCGCAATAACGCTCTGACTAACGATCCCCGACCGCCGATGCTACCACCAGCCAAACTGAACGCCGGCCAGGGCAACGATCGCGATGATAATCATCAGAATGGTGCTTTTTTTCATTACGCGCCGCCCGGAGCCGCGTAGCCGCCGACGAAAAACCAACCGAGAAAAACAACGGCGACGATAAAAATGGCCACCGGGAAAAGAATACCCAATCTCATGATGTTACCCCTGAAGCTAAAAATATGACCTGTCCTGCCACAAAACCATTAAGCCGCCGCATCGCAACAGCTTACCGGAAAACCTCGCTATCATACTGGATATCGCCGCCAGGTTTTAATCAATATTCAGAAAGGAATCCCGCCGCCGGGACTTTTTATCCTGATACATAGCGTCATCCGCAGCACGGAGCGCACTTTCGACATCCAGAACCTGGGGATTTACCTCTGTGATACCAAAACTGGCGCCAGGATAGTTAATTCGGTGTTCGCCAAGAAAGTAAACTCCACATAAGGCCTGCCGCAGGGTCGCAACAAAGGACTGTTGCTGCAGCGTGTCCAGTTCGGTGCCGACGACTAAAAACTCATCACCGCCGAGACGTCCCACCAGGTCTCCCTGGCGAATATGCGCCTTCAGCCGTTCGCCAATCTGGATCAAAAAGCTGTCCCCGCACTGATGACCAAAGCGATCGTTTATCGCTTTAAAATCGTCAAGGTCGATAAAGATCATCAGCAGATTGCGCTGCTGCTCGCGCTCGCGGGGAAACATTGACGACAGATGCTTAAACAGCGCCCGGCGATTGGCTAAACCGGTCAGCTCGTCGGTATAGGAGTGCATTTCCAGCGCGACGTTGGCGGCGCGAAGCTGATCAACCAGCGTCTCTTTCTCAACATAGTGAGAAATTAAGTTGGCAAACAGCGCCATCACCTGCTCGCCTTCGAGGTTATAGGGCTGCTTATTGCGGCTGGTTGCACATAATGTGCCGTACAGCGAGCCATCGGCGAGGCGCACGGGAATGCTGAAGAAGGTGATAATCCCCAACCCCTGAGCGGCGATGCATGACGGCCAGCGGGTGTTGACATCGTTACTGAACTGGCAGTTATCATCGATTGCACGTTTACACAGCGACTCATTCCACGGCACCGAAAACCCTTCCGGGATCTGCATTTCGCTGCTGTTATGCGCGTACAGCACCAGCTGGCGCTGCGCTTTTAAATCAATACGAGTCAGATAAGTTGACTCCATTCTGGTCACAAGCTCCAGCATCTCAAGCAGCTGCCTGACTAACATTTCGAGGGAATGTTCAGTGGCGAGCGTTTGCGAGACGCGAGCAAGAATAAAATCTGACATGAATGTACGGCTCCCGATCGCGGGTGGGGCCGTCAGTCATTTATGCTGGAAAACGGCTACCAACGAAGAGTAAACATAGATACAACAAATTTAACACATTAATGAAGGGAATACCTGCGATCGCAGCGGGGAAAAAAAGCCCCGTCGGGTGCGTTGGACACACCCGGAACATGGGGCTTTCAACGGTATAATGCGGGGTTGCGCGGCACGCAAGACCATTGAAAGCCATAACTAATTACCTATCTGTGGACATTATGTGGACATTTCACGCATCAGCGCTACCTCTTAGCGGGTTAAGCGAGATCGCGTCCTGAAGATATTCCGGCGCAAAGTGAGCGTAGGCCATAGTTTGTTCAATTCGCGCATGTCCTAGGATCCTCTGTAACGTAATGATGCTTCCCCCATTAATCATAAAGTGCGTCGCGAAACTGTGGCGTAGTGCATGCGTCGCCTGGCCGGTCGGAAGATCAGGTTTTACTTCCCTGAGTATCTGCCTGAAGTCAGAATAAGACGCCTTACCAAATAACAATCCTCGCTTACCATCCGCTATGAGTTTTGTCACTTCCGCTGAAACTGGAACAGTCCGCTGCTTGTTACTCTTGGTTTTAACGAACGTCACACGGTTCTGTATGATGTGTTCCGCCTTGAGTCGAGCCGCTTCGCCCCAGCGAGCACCAGTACTTAAACAGAGAACAGCTATCTTCTTGTTGTCGCCATCCAGTTTAAAGAGCAAGTGCTTGATTTCGTCCTCTGTCAGATAGCCAGTTTCGGGGACATCTTCTTTCAACTTCTTCCGCCCCCTGATCGGATGTTCACCCGAAAACAACTCGGCCTCGATAAGCGCTGTGAACATACCACTGATGCTGTTGAGATCACGGTTAATGGTGGAAGCTTTAATGCCCTGGCTTCTTCTTGCCGCGTAATACTGACTAATCAGCGCTTTTGTAATCTGAAAAGCACAAGGGTCGTCGGTAATCCTGCAAAAAATATCTAACTTGTTGCGGTTTATCCGACCGTGCTCCTCATGCTTGCCTTTCAAATTCCACCAAAGCTGTATCAGTTCAGACAGATGCCGCTTATCCGTCGGTTTTGATAACCATTGTTTGGTGTGGTGGTTGAACTGGGTATGCTTCTCGAAAGCTACCGCTTCACTTTTCTTATCAAACTTCCTGCGGATACGCTTTCCATTGCGACCAGCAGGCCTGATGTCCACTTCATATCGACCATCATCGAGTTTCTTAATAGTCATAAGAAAACCCTCCGATGGGTGCGTTTGCCTTTAGGTCTCAACGCGTTGCAATTATGTGATGAATATTTTTCGACCAATAATAGACATTTGAAATGTATGTAAGACTGGTTAATTGTTAACCAGTCTTTTGGTCTGAGTGCTGCGAGGTTGTTAAGTCTTGCCCAAAGTGTGCGAGGGCCGGTGCGATTTGACCGGATTCAGGGGACACCTGATCGGTCATAAACCAAAGAGCGTATTTACAGAATCGGGGGTGTTGGAGAATTTTCATCGCTATGTCGGTAGGGGGTATGGTCCTTCCGCTTTCATAGTATGTGAGTGAGCTGTAAGGAACTCCTGTAATTTCAGCAAATTGCTTTCTGTTAAGTCTCTCGGACTCGCGAATCAACGCAAGCTTCTCGCTAATAGCTGTTGACATGTTATCAAGATCCTCTAATATCTTCGGTATTCTCTACTGTTATTCGATATTCTCTAAAAGCACTAGGGCACATTAGAGAACATTGAAGCCCATTGGTTAGATCTAGATAAGAGGTTATCAGATGAACAAAAAAATTGTCAGTAGCAGCGATGCTATCCCGTATCAGGAGTTTGCGAAAATTATTGGTAAAACTCCGGCAGCCGTAAGAGGAATGATCGAGAAAGGGAAGCTTCCTGTAATCGAGATGACCGATCCCCAGTCTACTTCTGGCCGTGCCGGCGAGTACTGGGTTTACCTTCCAGCCTGGAACAACGGCATGAAACTGGCCTACGAAAGTCGTCCAAAGGAGATCAGGGAAGGGTGGTTGATGTGGCTTGGTCTCGGTGAGCCAGGTCGATAGCCGGTTTCAGGAGAGGAAACATGAAGAACGGTAGCCGCGGATCAGTATCACAGCTCAATAGCAAAACCAGCCTCTACTGTGGCTTTACTATTCTGAAACTCCCACGCAAAAAACCGTACAACCGTCAGCGCTATCAAATTACGCACACAGGCCATTATTACGGCATCGACTTTACTTTATCAGAAGCATGTCGAACGATTGACAGAATCATGAGTAAAAAGCGGTTTATTGCTTTTTAATCTCTGGGGGCGAAAATGAAACTCGAATATGCAGATAAAATTAACTCGCTTTTACAATGCTTCCATTTCAATAAAGAGTTTCTGGAATGGAATCATGATTACTCTCTCCAGCTTTTACGCCATGGCGTATCCCACCTTTATCATTTCGCAATGCTTCAAGGCGAGAATGATGAATGCACTCTTGAAGAACTCCGCAACATCATTATTTCCGTCACCGATGGGGATATCCCTAAACCATACGACCTGCTATCTCTTGGCGCTGAGCAACTGAAGAGGGCTATGAAGTTTGTTCAGCCGCAGGCGGTAACCGTAGAGGTTACACCGGAGATCTTGGAACACCTGAAACTGGGAGCTAGGGCCTCCTGGCGGCTGGAGCCCCGTCGCTTTAACTGATTATCGGAGTACGCCATGTTCACCGAAGAAAAAACATCTTGGGAACAGGAAATGCTGATTCGAGAAGCAGTGGAAAGTGCCGAGCAGGGGTTCACTGTACATCTAAAAAATGGTGCTCGTATCACCATTACTTCAAAAAGTCCGTCTAAAGATTTAATAATTTACGGGCTCGAAAAAGCAATTCGCGGTAATCACGATCGCGCGCGAATGACCTTTATTGATTTCATGTATTACTGGCATGAAAGGATATTTAAGCAGATTAAAAGAAAACAGCGTCCAAACAATTAATTAACCCGCTTTAAAAATGACGGCATTCACTTTGCCGGGGATTCGTTTTGCCTTTTTCAGGAGGTTGCATGTCGGTTACGTCAATAAAGCCGGAAGGCGGAATAAGCGATCCAGAGTTTATGGGAATCAGCACCAATGCGCGCAAAGGCGAGCGCGCCCACTTACTCGGATTGCTGCGCATTCGTATGGGCCTGCTGAAAGAGCAAGGCCTTACCCCCGAAGAGATTTATTCAGCACTTGAGCAGTGGATAGCCAACCACGAAACAATCACCAGCGAGGGCAGTAGACCATGAATCACGTAATGATCGATTTGATTAACGTTAGTAAGAAACCGTCATCACCTCTGTGTGCCATTGAAGCTGTGTTTTTTGAACCCTCAACAGGGCAGATCGGAAAGGTTTTTTATTCTTCGATAGACATTCGTAAATCTGAAAGCTTGAAGGGCCGTATCAGCATTAGTACGGCATTCGATTGGATGAAAAAAGACTCTCACTGGCGCGCCGAAGTGATGAGCGCAACCGAAGCTGAAGAAGATGCACTTTGCAGCCTTGCTGCTTTCATCGCCGACAACACCTGTCCCCGGAACGCGGCTTTATTCGTATGGTTCAAAGATGCCCCGGAAAAACTGGTTTCACTTCGTTATGCCGTGGATCGCTTAGAGGTGTCAGGCATTTTCCCTGAAGGCACGAAATACCGCTGCATTCGTTCACTTCTCGACCTTGCTGCTGCCACAGACTATGCGCCTCATGCGAGGAGCGCCCTGGCACGTTACACGCTCAC